CGGCTGGAAACTTGCTCCGCCAGCCGAGACTCCTCCACCGCCGCCACCTCTCCCGAGAAGCAGCCTATCGAGCAGTTCTTCATCTGTTGCTGCCATTAGAATAACCTTCCGAATATGTTAGAGCCGGTGGTGTACGGAACTCCCGTTCCGGTCAATGGCGCTCCAGCAGCCGCCGTCGGCCTCGCTCCTGCGGCCCAGGGTCCGAATCCTGCCGCACCTGCACCCATCGTAGCGAGTCCACCCAGCAAGTTCCAGAAGCTCCCGGCGCCAGCCTGTTGGGCAGCAGCCTCCTGCTGGAACGATTGAGTAGTTGGTGCTATTTCTGCTCCAGTGAAGCCGGTACGCAATCCAGCTAGCTGCGCTAGCAGATCTGATTCCTTCGGAAGAAACTGGCCATATGCTCCAGCCTCACCCACGCCAAGTCGAGAGGCGAGATCGGCAAGTGAAGTACCCTGTCCCTGATAGATCCCTGGGGCTTGTCGAGCGGCTGCGCCATAGAGATCTGCTAGTCGATTGCCAGTGCCAGTATAGATATTCGCCACTCCCGTACCGCCCGTAAGGGCAGCATTCGCAAGCCCTGTCGCGGCCGATCCGTAGCCCTGAAGTGCCAGTGGACTGAAATACTGACCAGTCCCACTTACATTCGCGAGCCACTTCTGGAACTCTTGATTGGCGAGGCCCTGACCAAATTGTTGAGACTCCCGCAATACATTACCACTCGCTGGCATCCCCGCAGCGGCCGCTGCGCGACTAATTTGCTCCTGTCCCTGTTCAAGTGCAGTCTGATAACCAGGGCCCTTCTGAAATGCGGCCGTCGCTCTCGCAAATCCTTCTGGGCCGTTCAGGCCGAGAGCATCTGCCGTTGTAGCATTGGCCGAATTTGCTAACGCTGCATAGCGGTCTGCTGTGCCTGTGACGGGGGCGTAGCCAGCTCTAGCTTGGCTGACAGCATCGGCGAGAGATGTCAGTGCTGGAGTTTGTGCCCCTTGCAGAGCCCCCGCTCCGAGTCCTGTCCATCCCGCCAACGCTGCAAGCGCCTGCGGAGTAGCCCCGCTGATATCGGCTCTGGCTCGCTCAAATCCAGGAGATAGAGAGCCGAGGGCTCCTTGGAGACCCCTCTCAAGAAGAGTCTGGCCCTCCAGGCCAGTGCGAGCGAGGTTACCATATACATCGCTCTGGAAATTAGCAAGAGCGCCGCGTGTCAACTCCCCTGATCTCTTGAAGGGTTCGCCGGTAAAGACATCAAGGGGATTGAAGGCCATTGGATTACCCCATCAACCAGTTCGTACCATCGCTGTAGACTGGGACGGTCAGAGTCCCACCACCAGTAACTGCAGTACCAAACGTAGCTGCGACTGCATCACTTACGTATGCTTTCGTGCCGACACTAACCTGCGTAGCAACTGGCAGGTTAGCCACGGGCACCGGAGGTCTCGCCACTCCCGATTGGATCGAGACATCCACCAACCATTGATACCACTCCCGCGTGAACTTATTCTGCTCATCTGTGACGAGCGAGAATGGATCGAGAGGGCCAAGTGTCATGAGAACCCTCGCTGCTGAATCGGATCAACCTGACCACCAAACAGCCCTACATGCACCGGGTCGGAGACCCTCAAGCGATACCGTATACCTCGGCCTCTAGTCAGTCCTGTATTCAGGACGTAGGGATGATACTTGCTTTCACCAACTCCCCCGATACGGCGAATCACTGGCTGGCTAAAGCTATAGCCTCCATCCTTAGACCACGAGATCTCTACCTTTGGATCGGCAGCAATCAACAAATCCCCAATCGCAGCAGTGATATTGAAGCTGGCTCTATTAACCACGATGCCCCTTGGAAACGCCGATACGATCCCACTCTCGACATGCCAGATCAGTGGGTCGAGGTTCTCAGCAAAGTACTCACCATCTATTCTATAAACATTGCCGTTGTACTGATCTCCAATCAACCACTGATCGAACATCCTTATACTCTTGATACCCCTCCAGCTATCCTTTCCATAAGATCTCCGCTCGTTCCACTCTCCAGTAGACGCATTAAACTCCCAAGTCCAATTATCTCTGGAACTCACAGCCCAGAAAGCATTCTTGCCATACATATAGACAAATGCCTCGATAAAATCTCGGCCACCGGCCAGAACGGCCCTCTGGATGTCTCGACTCACGTCATCAGTCGAAATAGGAACGGGTGTATAGCCATTCAATTTGTAGACTACGAAATCATCCCCAACCCAGATAAGCTCATTTGCCCAACCAGTTTCCCAACCAGCAATAGCATGAGTCCCTACAATTCCTCTCGGGATCGTAACCTCCTTGGCAAACGGAAATGGAACAGTCCCCACATTCCTGTATACTCCAGTCCATTTATCCCCAAACACGTAGAGGCGCCCCGCGTAACGAACCACTCTCCGCGCAAACAATCCCTGCTCGATAGCAAACGATAACGCAGACACATTTGTTGTATTAAGTCCAGAGGCATAAACAAAACCACTCCCAAATGACCAAACAAAGTAACCATCGAAATCGCATACGCTCGTCGGCGATCCCGGCAGATCTGGGTCAGCAAACGAAGTTGGGGGCGCGTCTGGAAACAAGTTAAAACAACCACTTTCTGTAACGACTACGTTCTGTCTGGGAGTCGCGTTATTGCGAGCCACTGTCACAGGCGCAGTACCAACCAACGCCCCAAGATCAGTGACGAAATAGCTCCCATTAAACTTGAGAACTCTATCGTTAGTTATCCAAATCACTTCAGTCCCGGTGTCAAGAAATCCCCTGGTATGAACCGGAGATCCAACTGACGAAAGCGACTCGAGAGCTTTGTTAAGTCCGGGGCTACGCCGAATAATGGTGGCTGCTGGCGCTCCCGTCAAAGTCTTCTCCACAAACGCATTAATCAGTCTTCCAGAGGACTCTTGGAGTCTGGTCCCTGGCGCAGATGACGTTGGAAACACAATATCAGGCATCAGAAGTATTCCGCTTCTTGCACATTATATGTGGGACCACTCGATGTTAGGCGGCGCAACTGCGCCTCGTAATACTGTTTGATTTGGGGATCGTAGCCCTTTCCTGCTACAGGGGCACAAATATTGGCCAAGAGGCCTGCGATAGCATCAAACCATTCACTCGGTATCTCCTTGTCATTGACCACCTCACAAATCCCATCCGCAGCGAGTTGCATTAGGAGTGGATCTATGTTGGTATCTATCTTATCGGCGTAGTCCGGCTCGAGCGATTGACCTGTATCAACAATGTTGAGTTTGTCAGCCGCTTCTTGGATCAGATCGTGCCGAGACTTGAAGATCTTCATATCGTCGTCACCTCGAGGGTTAGAGATACTTCAGTTATCGTCAACACAGTATTCACCTTAAACCGCAGAACGTCACCTTGAGTCAGTGACGTGCCCCACCCTGCCAACGTAGAATCCTGCGATTTATTGGAACTGTTGATCGTTGGAGGATTACTGCCACAAATGCTCAAGGTCGGCGGATAAGCAGAGTAAACTCCTTTAAAGATATCTATCTGCACATTCCCAACTACATCTGCTAGCATAGTCACTCGATTTATTATACAGGATAACGGCACAATTATGTCTCGACTAAACCCAGTACTCAGCGTTGGCCCCATCTGTACACTAACAGATCGAGCCCGCTGGTTGGGCGAGAGTCCAATACCACCAGCACCAGTGAACAACAGACCGTTACTCACAGTCAGAGTTGTTGGGCTCCCCGTCCCAACATCTCGGCCAATTAGAGTATTGGCTGGGATCGGTGCCAGCGCAGTCAACGGGATATTACTGACCGTGGCGGAAGTCTCGAAGATGTAGGTTCCACCGCTCTTGGTAATAGTCATTCCATTCCCGGCGAGTACCTGCGCTGGGAACCGGGGAAGTAGCCGAGCCCGAAGGCTCGGCTGTGTTGACGAGGCTATTGCCATAGCAACCTCAAATCCTTCGAACAGGTTTAGTGGCAGAGGGCTGATTGGGTCTCACAGGTTCCCCTGGTTTAGGAACAGGAGCTTGCGCACTTTGTTCCGACGGAGCCCGCCATGTCGCGGACTCCCTGTCCGGTGGGATTTCTTCATATCCCTCGACTTCGAAGTTTGGGTTAGCTCGAGCTTTCGCCAGAAGATCAGGGTCCGTGATCTCGACCGCTTCGCCGGGCTTGAAAGTTGCTCTGAAAGCCTCGACTTTCTCGGGTTCAGGGGCACCCTCTTCTCCCTTGTAGGTTACCTTAGCCATTCCATCCTCCTATACCAACGGCTTCACGAACTGTACCACGGCGATCACATCGCCTGCGGTAGCGCCACCGCCGATCTGGACATAAATGTCAGTATCGGCAGTAAACGGCATCGCGAGTGTTGCAAGCGGTACAGTGTTTACCGAACCGGCAGCCACGGCGATGCCCGTGGCCACTTCGACGCCACCAGAAGTTATGCCTACACCAAGTGTTGGCGTGCCGCCGGTGATAGCTGTAACCACTCTCGTAGTTACGCCCAGAAGAAGCGATCCCGCTGGAACGGTACCGATCTTCTGGTTAACCGTTGTACCTGCTGCCAGGGCGAGCACTCGTCCGGCAACATACTGCGTCATTTCGTAGCCCTGCTCGCGGGCTGGAGTTTTAACGAAAAGAGAAGTAACCATTTCACCCTCCTTAGTCAGATGCCGAAGCGAAGAACCCCGTCACCACGCCCCACTGTTTCAGGATCGTGCTAGTGTTGGGATGCTTCTTGAACATCTTGGCGATGCCATAGGCCATCTCGATACCCGTACCAGTGATGAACCCATAGTCATCTTCTTTGCGGAATGTGGGACGGGCCATCTGACCCCACCCAACTACCGCAGCCTGTTGGCCAAGCAGGAACACTGGCTCGACGCGGGCCGAGGACGCACCGGCCGTGAGTAGATTGGTCCACGCATTAGTGACGAACCGAGAGATCTGCGGGACCATCCGCACTATACAGCCGTCATACATCTGATCCCCATCTTGGAAGATTGGGTTCCGAAGCCCAGGTGCTTCGCGAGGACGAGCGTCCTTATTAATCCCCTCCAGAGAGATCTTCAGATCTCTGAACGTGTTCGTGCCAGCACACACGATGAAATGCTCGTACCCGTCATCAGTAGTGTATGGACGGATATTCGGATCTGCATTCATCGCGATACGCTTCATCAACGACAGGTTAGTGGCGGTAAACTTGTCGTTGGCAGTATCCACGTTTAACAGAGACGCTGCGTGATCGCCAGCTGCCGCCGGGGTCGTAACCACTATGTTGGCAGTCGAGTTGCCAAACAAAATCCGGTCCCGATTGTCCGATTGCCACTGGCTCCGTTGGAGTGCCGTTGCCAAATCATACTGGATGCCATTCACCCGCGTTCCAGAGGAACTCGCTGGAAGAGTCTCTGTGGGGAGCGCCATCAACGCCGCGATGATTTCGTCCCGCTGAAGCTCTTTGCCCCAATCACTCAGGAGAGGCTTCGCCAGTCCGAAGATATCCGCGGAGGCCTTCTGTGACTCAGCCTTATTGGTGACAACAGCGTTGCGCGCCCATTGCATCCGTAGGCGCATTCCATAGTTGTCGATCTTCTCTTCGTTGCCGACCAGCGTCGTCTCGGCAACACCAGCCCCCTGAAGACGGGTTACAAGGGGGATATTCATGTCCTCGCCACCCGCCTTCAACTCATTTCTGAGGCGGATGACAGCGGTTAAGCCCTCGCCCATATACGGCGAGAACATGTTCTCCATGACATATTCGCGATTTATGTCCTTGGTGAACTGGATTAGCTTATTGTTATTCTCGATAACGGTGACAGCCATGGCGGCAAGTCCCTATACTGGGTATGGTCATGTCGGAAACCGACACAGCCATACCAGACCTATTGCGTCGCTCTCCCTTTCCTCGGGGCCGTAGCATACGCAAATATACTACTATCACTCGCATCGCCTGGGCCGCTAGAGTTTCCAACGGCAGCGGTCGAACCACTGAGTGATGGCGGTAACCTTGTTTCGGAAGGTCTAGTGGCAGCACCAGAACGAACTTTCTCCATCATCTTAGCCTGGAATTGCGGATCAGCCATACGCGCTTCCAACTGCTTCTCGAACCAAGCATTAGGATCATTGCCGACTGAGGCAAGGACATTGTGCCGTTGATGCCACTGAACCACCGCATCATAGCGATTGGGCGACTGAACCACCCTCTCGTAATCGGCGGGATCGAGTGTCTCACGGGCGCGAGCGTC